CAACGCGGCAGTAATGCTGTCGCCGGTGTTGTGAAGTTTAGCCGCGATAGAAGTCGACACAGTAGCTGCGTAGTTAGCGTCGTCATTGAGGGCAGCCGCTAACTCATTAAGAGTGTTTAGGGCAGCCGGAGCCGCGTCAATGACATTACCTACTGCTGTATCCACGTACTGCTTTGTGGCAGCGTCTAGAGGATTTACGGGATTACTTAGGTTAGTAATCGTCGCCCCTGTGGAGGCGTCCATGTTCAGGGCACCCGATATCTCGACATTATTAAACGTCGACGAGCCTGTGACCGCAGTCACATTACCTGTCAGTCCACCTGTGACAGTTCCCGTCACGTTACCCGCAACATTACCCGTCACGTTGCCTGTCACGGCGCCGGTTAGGTTTCCGGTAAAACCTGTGGTTGCTTGTACAACCGTGCCACGAATGCCGTTGGCTGTGGTCTGGCCGATGGCGGTGTTCTCAATCGCACCTCCGCCAATAGTTACAGAAGTACCAAGAGAGGCGGTTCCTGTAGCGGAGACATTAACAACGTCTAGAAGGCCATTGACATCGAGGTTAGCCGTGACATTAACATTATCGGCGTTAACGGTATCAATATAACCTACACCGTCAATCTGAATATTCTTATATCTTTTAGCTGGAGTACCGAGGTCTACAGTGTTGGTTACCTTTGGGGTCACGACATTGTTGGGGTAAACCAACATCGTCTCTGACCACTGGGCGTTACCCGCAGAGTTATTAGTACAGACGAATACCCTTTGAGAAACGGTATTAATCCAAACTGAACCGGGAGCGTAGCCTTCAGCTGCGTCCATGATTACAGAAGGATCTGTCGTTGCGGTTACGTTATTCTTACCGCCGACACCGCCATTGTCCGGGCCTAAGTAACCAGAAACACTTATTGCTATAGGGATAAGGGGAGCGTCGCCCGTACCGCCCGTATGCATGTGCCCGGTCGTAGCCTCAAAGGCAGCCGCTAGTTGGTTAAATTCCGAGTTTAATGGTGGGGCAGTAATACTCTGACCATTAATTATATCGGCAACACTCTGTCTCGTATATCCAGCCATTAAAGTCGTCCCGCCGTCGAAAATTCAATTACAAGGCCTTGTATGGAGAAAGGCTCAAAGGCCCCCAAAGCCACAAAATTTAATTGTGCTGCGTAGCCAGAGCCTTGCACTGAAGTCTGCATAATGGGCTTCTCACTGCCGCCGTAGAGAATGCCAGCGCCTCCGTAAGAAACATTACGACCCTTGTAGACCACGGGAGCACCTGCAGAAATTTCCGTGTAACTCGCCGGTTGAGAAACAGCAGGGTCATTCCAGTCGTACTTTATCGAAAGGTTAACTTCGATGGGGCCCTCTGCTCTGATGAAGGTATTGATCTTGCGCACAGATTTCCGAACTTCTGTATCGCCAAAATCAAAAAACGGAGTAGAGTAGACACTGAGTATATTAGCCCCGTCAAACGTAGTTCCGGTCTCTTGGCGATAAACGCAGCCGTCGTAGTCCCCATGAAGCACAAGCTCCTGACCGTTCACATAAGAACTGGCACAACAACTTGCTCGAATACCTAGGAGCTCGCCAAATTCCCAGCCCAGTCTTTGGTCAGCAGACCTTAATCCCCCTATGATGCCGGGGCTGTCCGCCGTCGCTACACTAGACCCACCTACAAAGTAGCGGATCTGTGACTTTGACCTGACAACAACCCCACTTAATTCGTCTAAGTCATAGTCTTGGGAATAGTCTTTAAGGAGCTGCTGTACGGACTTAGATATTGTCTCTAGTTCGACGTCTCCAATGCGACTTGTGCCAGCAACAGGGCGTAAGCCATCCGGAGCTAGGAATATTAGATCGCCACCAATTTCAAAGACGCTGTCCCGCGCTATGCAGCCCACGTTATTCGTGACGGACTCTGATACAAAACCTGCGGTAAGATCCGCGCTTACCTTTTTAATTCCATTTTCTGCAAAGACAAAAAGGTTGTCTCTAAAGCCTTTAAACTGAACTACAGGAAAGCCCATTGTAAGCTGTCCCGCGCCATTCGCAGTCGAAAAATCAAACGGATCTAAAGGCGATGAATGAGCTATGACGCTATCAGTAAAAACGTCTCCACTTAAAAATAAATGGTTTTCAAAGACGTCTACAATTGCAGGATTATCTAAGGCTGAAGGGCCTCCGGCGTCCCCTTGCGTCCCGGCACCCGTAGAAGAAATCTCTGACCACGTAGTCCCGTCAAAGACTAACGCTTTATTGGCCCCGTCCACAAAAGCAGCTAACGAGCCCGACCCAAAGTCAAAGGTCACAGACCGAACTTTCTTAACTGGGTTAATGCCTAAAATAGACTTCCGTCGGTAACCTGAAGGAAGGGTGTATTTCTGCCAGCCGCTATAGGAGTACCGATAGAATGAGTACTCATGAGGGTCTACGGCTACGATATCACCCTCGACCAAACCCGTATTTAAAGTGATGCTAGTACTTGTGGCAGTGAAATCTATCGATAGGTATTTACGAACCCCGTTAACATAGACCGACACGCTGGAGGTAAATGGAAGGTCTAGAGTCCTACTATCAATGTCAGCGCCAGTGAATGTTGTCTGACCCGCGGTGGCGACAAAGGAGAATTTCTTGACCCCACGGGTGGCTATTATGTCTGTGGCGTAGGTCGAGTCATTCCTGAAAAAGGTTATTGACGTTATCGCACCTTCAGCGTCTAGGGGATCTACTTCCGGGTTATACGCATCATACTTTGCAAAGCCTTCTACACGACGATAGCCGCCGTACAAACTTACCTCAAAATTAACTAGCCGAGTAGCTGAGCCCGGAAGATCTTGAGAAAGCTGTAGGTGATTTTCGTTGGAGTTTAATCCTCCCGAACACACTACTTTAAAGGACTCTACCTTATCCGGCATTAGAACTTAGCCCTAACGACCCTAGAAAGCCGGGTGTCTCGAATACGGTCGTACTGATTTATAAGTACACTTTGCATCTCTTTCACGCCTTGCTGGAAGACTTGCAGCGTAATCCCAGCGGACTCTGTGTTATCGCGGTATAGGTACATGTGGTACAAAGCCCCATCGATGATGACGTGATCGTATGTCGGGGGAATGCGAGTTTGGTCGTAGCTGTTAACCAATTCAGTAAAATTAAAATAATATCGAAATTGTATTGTGTACGCTTTGTCAGGGGATGGCGTGACCCCAAAGCCATTGCCGTGGGATTGGAAGACATACACAGGAGCGCTTACCCCTGCAGACTCCGCGTCATCGTCAGCATCTTTGTAGTCGCGATACCAAAGATCCCTAGAAATAAAATCTAGTTTTCTATTATTAGTGTTTAGTTCGGCGTCTTTTTTTAATTGGAAACTATTCCAATCGGCCACTTTGAAGTATTGAGGCCACGAGTATTCTTCTCGGCCTGCTTCTAAAGTCTGTGTATGCGATACCGCATTAAAGGGCCATTCAAATTCTGCTTGGTTGATACGAGCTATAGAAGCCTTGACCGCATCTTTCGCCAGAGACTGAACGCCTCTTGTATTAGCAAAATCTGCAGGGCTTATCTCCACCTCATTGATACGGCGAAGCAAACGATTGGTTAATTCTATAAATGAACTCATTTAATCCCCAAGCAAAAAAGGAAGGCCCCCCGAAAGGAGCCCTCCTATTTTATCACTAAGCTATGTTGTAAGCAGCAGTGAACAACGCTTCTGGGCGCAGAATCTTGCGGCCATAGAGCTGCATACCACGAACAATATCAGCAAAGCTGTTAGGGTCACGATAAGACTCAGTTTTGTTGATCTGCTGAGCAGTCGCAATTGCTGAGTCATGGCCCGCACAAATGATTCCGAAGTTAGTCTCAGAACCTGCTGATGCAGAAACGCCTGCGCCAGTACCGATGAACGGAAGGTTGTTAGACTTGTACACACGGAAGCCGCGGATAAGGCCAGAGCCCATACGTCCGTTGCGAACGATGTCACCAGCGTCTTGGCCGCCAGCATAATCATTGTTAACGAACTTGCTGTCTTCATCCATCAGGATTTCGTAGAAGACGGGGTCGGCTACGAACCAACGACCTTCTGTGTCTACGTTGGCCTGATCCATCTGGCGAGCCATACGGTTAAGGATTGCTAGAGGAGACGTAATACCACCCGCGCCGCCACCAGCAGCTACTGGGATAGAAGTAACCTCAGCGTCTGCGCCGATGTCTGTGCCGCCAAACGAAGTAATGTTTAGCTTGTTAGCTGCCAGCAATTCGTCGGCGTCAGCTGCTGCATCTGCCTTTGTGCCGTTGGCTGCAGTACGACGAATCCAGTTACCGCCAGACTTTTCGAAGCCTGACATGTAACCTAGAACCTCAGCATCAAACTCGTCACGTAGGCGATACGCCGCACGATCAGTAGCAAGATCCATGAAGTTTACGTGGCTGTGGGCGGCTTCGATGTCGTCCATTTTGAACATGAAGTAGTTTGACTGATCTACAACGAGGCTGAAATCAGCGTCGCTAAGGTCTTGAGCGGCCACTGTAGTACCACGATTGTAGTTACTTACTGTGATCTCAGGCTCTTTAATGATGCGGACTGAATCACCGTAAGACTCAATCTCACCCATATAATCTGTGTTGCTGATATCTTCTACGACAGAAGACTTACGGAAGGACTTTTGTACCTTCTGCGAGTATACAACTGGGCTGAAGTTTCCGTTTGGCAGGTTGTTGTGACCAGCGGCTTTTGGAAATGCCATAATCTTATTCCTTTGACTATTAAAACAAGCACTTAGATGTGCGAAGGTTTTTTGAGCCAGAATAATTTCTGTACACTAAGGGCTGTATTTCGGGGGGTGTCTAAAGCTGGGAAAGCCGTTGGTATATTCGGTACCGACCGCAGGAATCCCCAGCTAAAGGGCCTTTGAAATCAGGTCTTTTAGGACTAAATTTTCTGAAAGTGTTTTGCAGAGGTAGCCTTTGCGGGGGCTCTGCTAAGTGAGCAAGAATGTCACTAGATGCTGTAGTTATAACACATTAGTTAATGTTACTACAAGCCCCTAACGAGCACCTGCGCTCAGATCATATTCGAAGGCACCATCTCGCATTGATTGAAGGATGGCACTTTCATTCTTTTCGTATTCTGCGGACGACATCTTAGAGACGGTCGACTCGGAGAACTTCTTAGTCCCTAAGTTGGGAGACGCTGAAGACGTCCGTCCTACAGACTGGGCTGCAGAGCTGTTACTGCCTTTTCGCTTATTCTTGTCCGATTTATAAAGATCGATACAGCGGGAGGCTAATACGGCGTCTGTGCTGTTTTTGTACAAGGCGTCTTGGATAGAAGACGGCTGTAGGGCTACCCAGTCATGAAATTCTCGACTGGCCCTAATCTTATCAAAATCCGGATGTTGTTCACGAAGAGCCTTTTCGGCCCTCTCTTTATCCAACTTACTCTCAAGCTCCTTAATCTTACCCATATCCTTCTGAAGCATTTGTTGGCCTTCAAGGACGCGCTTTTGAGCAATAGTATCTATGATTTTAGCAACGTCGGGGTACTTAGAAACCCACGCCGCCACTTCATCCTCACTCTTTGGAAACCTAATCTGAGACTTTGTAGCCTTGTCTAACTGGCCTCTAAGTTTATTAAGCTCTTGATCCTTTTCAGATAAAGAGTTTTGCATATGTCGACGTAAGTCGCCGTATCGTTTCTTAAAACTATCCTCTTCACCGGGATCGGAGTCGGATGTAGCTTCTGCGGGAGCGGCACTAGGTTCTTCTAGAGTCGGTTCTTCGTCGGAGCGGTACGCTCCTTGATATTTAGCCATGTTGTCACCTTAAGGGGGCCGAAAAGTAGACCGAAATCATCGGTGGTTTTGCGGGTAGCCCATGCCACGCAATAGGTATTCAATCACTTAATGATTGAAAAACTTACTTTAGGGGTCATCGAATACAGGCCAGATTTAGTGGCGTACTCGGCGTCCTCCTCTTCGTATTCTTGGATATCTTCGTCAGTTTCAACGGACGCTACCTCGACGGTGTTGCCTTCGGGAGTTTCATGCTCTTCCTCAGCAACCTCCGGAGCAACCTCTTCGTCGTAGACCGACTCAATTTGTCCTTCATAATCCATGGACATTAAGCCCGACTTAGCCTCAAAGCGCATGTCCATGATGTGCTTAAGGCCGTGCCAGCGAACTACGTCAGCACTGAGCACATATTCACCTGTACTTAGGAATGCAGGAATATCGTCGGCAACTTCAGCTTCCAGAGAGCCGGGGGGAACTTCTCCTGACATCATGGTAAGGTCGAGCATATCGCCTCCCATTAGTCCGCCGCAACTCATCATGGCAACGTCGTCTATTGTATCAGAAGACGGGTCTTCCGGCATATCTTCTAAAGGAGCCGACTCTTCTTGAGAATTCTCCGGCATGAGGCTATCGCTACGCTGCTTGGCGTATGCTTCCGCGTCTTCCACCTCAGTAAATACCGGCAGGTCTGCGCCTGTCACGGGATCCACCGGGCCATTTTTACGGACGAAGTCCTCTAGTTCTTCTTGGCTAAATTGCTTCCCGTTCTCATCTACTGAAGGGATGGTAAGCCAGCTACCGTCGTCCATCTGAAAGGTTACAGTTTTCTCACTGTAATTTTCACCTGTTTCTTCGTCCTGATAGACCGTACGGCCCTTAGTCGTTCTCATGTCTGCCATAAGGCCTCCGTCTGCAAACCCGCGATAGTCTGCGTCAATTTTTGCACCCTTTGCGAATACTAAAGGGCCTATTTGAATAACTTCTTCTGCTTCGGATACGGCCGCGCCTATGTCGTCACCACTTCGTGCGTAGAAGGCACCTTGGCGACGAGGGTCAAACCCTACCTGCAGCCACTCCGGATCAGAAACTAACTGTTCTGAGGACTCTCTAATGGCGTCTGCATCTAAACTTTTTATCCAGCCGGAGACCGTTGCGTACCCGGTCTTGTCTGCTTCTCCAGCGCCAATGCGTTGGCCCATTTTTTGAGAAGCTAAGAATTTTACAGGAGTATCACCCTCGCCGACGTAATGTACTGCCTTGGCATAGTGAGTGCCAGATTGGGCCTTTGACGTGCCTGCAACAATCCATGTGTCATAGTCTTTGTACGCAGGGATATCTAATCGTCCGTTGAATTTATCGCCTTCGGAAAGAATGGATTTAGAGACTCCGAAGGATTTGGCTGCGGCGTCATCTAGAACAAAGTTTCCGTCCGCTCTTTGGTTAGGCTTTAGAGAGTACACGACACTCTTGTCAGACGGCGCACGAGGAAGGTCAGTCCACGGCGTAACGGGCTTGTACTTTTGGACGTTGGCAAGATGCTCCGCCCGGTCAATTGTACCGTCCCTGAGATCTCGGGCGGACTTCTCTAGTTCGGGAGTCCGCACTACTGGATCTACAGACCTATCGTCTTTGACATACTGCTTAACCGTTTTCTGCCAGTCTGAAACATCGTCTATGGAGTCAAACTCATCCCAAGTTTTATCGTAGTCTGTACGCGACAGCTGCTTATTGATTGCAGGAACCACTTCATCAAAAGACTTGTACGCAGTTTTTAACGCTTTGCCCGCGGCATCTCCAACAATAGGAATAACGCCTAAGCCAGTAGCAATGGCGTTTACTGTGCCTCCAGCGTAGTCACCTTCGCTAAAAGCATCGTACGTTTCATACGCACCCTTGACGTCGCCGACTATAGGCGTGAAGTCGGCAATAAGGCTCGCCGTGTCTTCCCAAGACCATCCGTCGGAATCTTCTTCCAACTCTTCAATTTCTTCTGACACTATTTAGATCTCTCTCTAACTTCTTCCCGAAGAGTGGATAGTCGGCGCAGTTCTGCGATAGCGCCCTGAATAGATATAATTTTTAGCGTCTCTTTCTCGGTCTCTAAATGGCCTCGAAGGCCTTCTATCCTAGAGTTTGCGTACCTTTGCAGCGCGTCCCATGTGTCAGGGTCGTTAACTAGGCGTAAAAGTCCGCGGGCGGTTTCTTGATTCATAATATACCTTAAACAGGTGCGCCTTCAGGGGGAGGAGGAGGTACGTTCCCACCGTTGTCTCCGCCGCCTTGGCCGGTAAAGCCTGCGGCACCCGGCTCCGGTGCGTTGCCCGGCGCAATAACACCTCCGCCATTACCCGTAGGATCTTGTGTAGGAGGCGCCCCCTCGGGAGACGAAGCCATAGACTGCTGCATAGCCCCGAGCATTTCAGCTTGGAGAGCGGCTTCTCTAGGGTCGTTAAGAATTTTATCTTCGTTAAGATCCATTGACGCGGCAAGCTCTCGAAGTATGTAATCGTACTTCACAAATGGTGCAGTCATTGGGTTAGAAGTCATCTGCATAAACTGCAGTAATCGCTGAGACCTGACCTCATTACGCATTAGGCTTTCAGTCCCGCGGGCGACTACGTACAAGTTTGACTGAGCAATTTCCTCATCAAAATCAAATTGCATGTTGAATGCAAACAGGGCCTTTCCTAGGGGTGCTAATAGATAGTCATCGACATTTCGGACAACCGCTTTGATATTTTGAGCGGCAGCTCCCATCAACATAGACATACCACTCGCAGTACGGCCTACGCCCATGACGCCAGTAGAACCATGCGCAAAAGAAGGCATGCCAGTAGACTCATCAGATAACTGACGCGCCTTATCAAACATCATCATGCACTCGTTTGTCACATTAGGGAATTTCGTACCAAAAATAGCTTGTCCCGGTGCCCCTGCCTGACGTCGAAATATCTTACCGGGGTATACGGAAAGGTCTTGGCCCGGAACTAAATTAGTCTCGTCTATCTCGATAAGAAGATTAGAAGACAGGGCAGCGTTATCAACAGCCATCCGCATGAAGCCGTTCATGATCTCTTGGGTATCTTCCATGTTTTCGGCTATGCCCACCCCGAAGAACGAGTAGGGATTAACCTCATATGGAACTGCGTTGAAAGGTAGTCGGGTTGGTGTGAATGGGTTTATGACTAGACGGAGAATTTGGCCGTTACAAATCCAGACGTTGACGTTGAGCTGGTCTAAGTCAGCAATGCTAGACGGAAGTTCAAGCTCTGCACTTTCAGCCATCTCGGCATCAAGGACGCCCCAGTATTCCAAGACTTCATATCGAGTAACGTCCTGATGATGGGCGTTGTCTTCTAGGGCGGACTCCCAGTATTTTGCATCGTAGTTAGCACCCATGTCGATGGCTTCTTCAATGCTTTCGCTACGGAAGTATGGGCGGTTCTTAAGAGCCCTGATTTGAGATCGGCTCATCCTATGGCGCTGAATGGCGTATTCGCAATCATTCATGCTACGAGCTTCTGGGTCGGGATAGAAATCCCAAATAGAAACATGCTCTACCTTAGGTATAGTCTGAATCCTAGGATCGTACTCTCCGTCCTTTGTCCACGCAGGGTATTCCTTATCGTACGCAAAAGGGCCTTTAAGTATGCCGGTTCCAAACAAAGACATTTCAAAAGCAACATTTCTTAGGTGTTTGCTGGCCTCAGACTCGTCTAGTTGGTCGTGTATTTTCCCTTCCATTACACGAGCAGAAATCTTGGCAGGCTCGTAAGTTATACCGCCGGGTGTTTTTCCTACTCCGTCTTTTAGCTTTTCTTTTACGGACTCTAGACCGGCTTTAGTTGCGCCTAGACGCTCAAGTATCTCGGGACGAGTGGGAGCACCCCCCGTAAGCCCTGCTTTCTCTGCAACAGGATCTAGATGCACTGCGTCGGGCGCCCCTTTTGGAGCATAGGGGGGTTCAACGCCAATGGGAAACTTACTTCCTGCGAACAAGACATCTACAATCTGAGCGTAGGAGGCTAGGACTTTGGTCTTAGTAATCTTAATAAAGGTGCGGCTCTTCTCACTGTCAGTGAACTGAGTGTCGGGGCCGTACAAGCCACGGTAGTTTCTATAGGATCGTAGCCACCGTTCTTCATCCGCTTGTCGGACATCATTGGAGCGGTTAAATCGCTCTGTAACCCAAGAAATTACACCTGAAAAGTTACTGTTCTGCTCACTTACGTCCCCAAGCTCTTCAAGAGAAACAATAGCGTCCTCAGCCTCTAAGACGTCTGGTTTGTCGATTAATGCCATAGGTTAGTATCCAAATTTAGGGCTTGAGGGTCGCCATGTCGGCTTCGTTGCTTGGCCCCAGTCTTCAAAGGGGCTCATAGCTCTGGGGCGAGACATTATAGCATATCGAATGCTGTCATATGCATGGTCGTTGCGGTACCGGACGTCTATGTCGTCTCCGCCCTTAGGGTCGGTCGGTATCACGGGAAGGTCTGCAATGATCTGCCTGCAATTGTTAAAAAACAATATGCCGGGCTTCTCTGTTGTCTCATCTACTTTCAAAAGCTCGTGAAGACGGTTTCTTCCCGCGATACGAGCTCCTGCACTTCGGTCACTAGGACGCCAACGACATCCCATAGTAATCATTTCTTCGGCAATAGACGGGCCAATTTGGCCTCTATTATGCCAACAGGAACTGTCTAAAATCCCGTATGTAATGCTTTCGCCTCGTTCCGCTTCCAGCACTACGCGAGCTAAATCCTTGCCCGTATGTTTTGACACGTACAATTCTCTGTACACTACTAACGTCTCGTAGTTGGGGTCTATGGCGATCCAGTGTACTGCAGAATATGAAGAATAGCCAAAGTCACAACTCCGGAATCGCCTCCAATCGTGGGGGATGTCAAAAGGCTCTGTGACATGTACTGAATTTTTAAACTCAGAGAATGCCGCACCTTCTGCTACTGCCCAGTCCCCATCTAAAAGTTGTCGTCTCTGCATCTCTGGCAGAGAAAGAAGGTTAGCTTCATACGACCCATCATCAAATAGGTGCGGGTTGTCTTTTAGAGTAGCAGGTATGAACCTACGGCTAAAAAGAGGCTGCCCTGATTTGGCGTGGTGGTCAGGGTAATACATGACCTCGCCCGTATCTATGTCAGTCGCGGCAAACGACTTACCCGCAGGGGCAGGGTCGACAAACATCTTCTTTACCCACGCATGCCCCGGCCCTCCGGGGTTTGTGGTAGCCCTCATGAACAACGGTAAGTCTGGATCCGTTGTACGAAGTCGAGAGCGCATGTAATTCCACGCAAATGGGGTGGCATGCTGTGTAAGTTCATCAAAGGCAATGTACGTAAACGCCTGCCCTTGGTATCGGAGTACGTCTTCTTCTCGTTCGAGATACGTCATCCAAAGCTTAGCCCCAGAAGGAAATACCCACTGAGACTTTTTCTCCTGCCAGACGGCTCCCTTATACGCTAAAGGGTATAGCTCTCTGGACTTCCATACTAGCTCCCTCAGTTCGTCGTTGGTTCGTCTGAGGATGAGCCCATTAAAATTCTTGTTGGAGAAATAGCGGAGCGGGTCTGCGAGAAGGCCAAAGCTTTTTCCGCCGCCTGCCGCACCCCCATATAACACTTCTCTTTCCGGTGCCGCGAGAAACTCTGTTTGCGGGCCGGGGTTTGGGGAGAAGATAATCTCTTGGGGTTGTTTCTGGATCGCTCCAAAATCCAATCCTTCAGAAAAGTTAGGCGAGTCACTCGGGGAAGGGGTCTGGCCAGCCAATCCTGTTAGTTTCTTTTTAGTGGCAGTAAGACTTCTTTTAGCCGCTGCCTCCTTAAGCTTAAGTTGGTGAAGCTCACGCTCCCCCTTCGTCTTAGGCTTAGCTTTCTTCTTACGCTTGTCTAGCTCCTTGAGACGAGCTGTTTCAGGCGAGCGGTGACGCTTCCATATATTAGCGATACCTTGGTGACTAATGGTATTACCAGTCCGCTCCCCCAACCAAGTAGCTGCTTCACGATAGGAAGCACCATTATCCAGATACCCAAGAGCCTCAACAATAAAAGGCATGACATCGAGATCTGGTACAAGGATGCAAGGATCAGCTTCAGATGCTCTGTAGCCGTAAGGTATTTTTGCTCGAGCATGGGGTCGCCTCTTGTCAGGCCAATCAGTTAGTATTGTCATCAGTTAGGTCGGCAACTTGTTTCGGAGGAAGTATAAAGATACCAGATTCCGTGCCGGAAACTTCAATCTTTTCTTTCTTCACGATACCCGCCCTATCCAAAATCTCACGAGCAGCAGCTACTGCATTTCTAGCCCCTAGAGACGAAGGGTCGTCCAGTACGTTAAGAATGCCGTAAGTCGCTTTAGGCGTATTCATAGCCAACATTATACTGGCCCGTCTGACTATCTCATCCTTTAAAGGGCCCACCACCTCTGCTGTTCTTGTAGCGTCAGAGTAGCCCGCCAAGCGCATAGCAGTACGGATATCGCCTCTAGCTTCCCCGGTAAGGAATTCAAGAAAAGCCTGCTGCATTTCGGTATATTCTTTTTTATCAGTCATTTAATATTCTTACGCTAAGTAGACTTAGTGGATTTCGTGCCTTTGCATTTCCATCTTTTTCGAGACAGCCGCAGAGGACTATTTGGATCTTTGGCTGCCTTGGGGTGTTTCTTCATCTGCCCTGCAGAGCGAGCACAATAGGCGTCACCCTTGCTTGTTCCGGGTTTAACTCGGGCACCGCCGTCCTTAGCCTTACCGGCCTGACCATACGATACCTTCTTTCCAGAAGAAGTAACTTTAACCTTAGCCTTTCCTTTAGCTGGAGTAGCCACAGGATTACTTAGTCTTCTTCTTCTTTTTCTTTGCTGGAGAATAGCTGGCTGGTACTGAAGCGCCACAATTTGACATGGTAATTCCTTTTTGAGTTATGAGTAGACTTTCAACCCCTTAGGGTCGACTAGCTTAGGTACGCAGTATCCTGCGACTGTAAGTGAATCTCGATTAGCCCCACGGCTTTCCTGCTTACCTGACACCAACGCTTGCACGTACTGATTGCAGCGATGGATAGAGAAAAAATACATAGGAGCAGTGTCAGCCACTACGTTGCCGTTGATGATCAGTATGAGCATGAACACATGAGTCACGGATCGTACTCTCTACGGCAATTATAGGAGGTCGTCAGGAGTATTGATCGTCTGGACGTTGACGGTAAAATCATCGTCATCAAAGAACCGAGTATACCCTTTAAAGATGGGACAGTAGTTTCGTGCTTGGTACGGCGTGATGAGTTTCTCTTCCACCAGAAGATCTCGTACCTCTTCCAAAGAAAGACGAGTCCCAGTGCCGTTTTCGATAGCTGCCCGAACGTAATGTAAGTTAATTACTTTAGTCGGCTTATTCTGTTTTTTAGACATAGCCTATGGCCTTGTTATAACACGAACAGGTGAAATTTAGCAACACTTGATATGCAAGGGGAGGGGAGGGGCACGGGGAAGTAGGTGCGAAGAGGGGGGATTGCCAAAACTCTAAATTCGTGCTATAATCTAATACGTTTGCGGCCCCCGGTATATATACAATACCCGTCTTTAGCCGCTTACCTCTTCCCCGATACTTTCTTCTTCATCATCGCCATCAGAGTTAAACTCTGTTAGCTGGCGCTGTACTTGTTTAAAGTCTTTAGTGCGTGGCAAATAGACTAATACTAGACTGCTGCATTGATAGCAGGTCAGGTTGGTTACGGTTGAGTGATCCTCATCGTCATCTAGGTCGTGATCTCCTCCCCAGACAAGCTCCCCACCACAATGCCAGCAGTCCATATCCTTTTCCTTATGTCTTAGGGAGAATTCTCTCTGGGAATACCTTGGATAACGCTTCCATCCAGCTGGTGTAAGGATCTACAGCACGGTGTTCCTTTCGATTGATGTATATTGAGCTCTTACCTATGTGCTCGTCGACCGGAGTAAAGCAGAGAGACTGGTCTTCTAGGCACAACAGAGCGAATAGGTCACAATGACTGCCGTCATAGGGTCTAAAGGTAGTAGTTTTACCCTTCTGGACACTAAATGACCGTGATCCCTTGTCTGCCACCTTCGTTTTGACGTTAACACGGGTCATATCCCCGGTCTTGACGTCCGAAACCAGAATATCAAAGCCAGATCCGGCCACTTTAAACACTTCATACCCAAAACCACCTAATATGGAGGCTACAAAGTACTCGCCTACGGTGCCAACCTGCGTTGCCTCGAGGTTCTTGAACATTACTGGATCAAAATTGATCATATGAATTATCCTCATACATCCCATCGTCTGTGTAAGACTCCGGATCACTATCATCAGGGTAAATGGGGGATACTTCCATCATATCAGCAGTCGTTCGTAATCGATTAACTGCCCGCTCTAGGCTATTGGCGATCTGATAGATCTGACCTATGCCATACGCTAGATTTTCATCCCTGTAGAATTCCATTAAGTTGTCTACGACATCCTCAAATAGCATGCGTGACTCGCAAGGCTCTGAGTTCTCGTCTTGGAAGAATAGAGTAACTAGGTAGAAGTTTCCGTCATTGTCTACTTCGAGATCATTCTCGACTGTGAGAGATACGGAAAGGCTTATAACACCTTCGTCTTGGAACATATTGCCTCCGAGCTAGGAGCATATCGCGTTGGGGGGGAGGTAGGATGCTGTAAGTCAGCGATATTACATTGATAGTATAAGCCAATTGCCTGAATTGCAAGAGTAATCGTCTTAGTTAGTGTATTAGTAATGCATTAATCCGACCTGTACTGAAGCTTGAATAGCGTTATCTTGACGATACGCCGTCAACATCCCCTCAAATTTAGGTGCTTACTCGTTGGATTTACATATTCCAGTCCATACCCCCATCCGGGTATAGGGTCAGGTCTAAGTACAACCTCGTTGACAGTACCATTTTCCTGAAATTAGGCCATGGTTGTATACAGTAACGGGTACCCCCCCCACTGGCACTGGCGCCCCCCTCCGCGGCCTAGTGCGATCGGCCTACAGCCCAGTGATCACGGGCCCTCCAGCGTATCGGCCCCGGATTCTTGCCGGTATTCGCCCCCGGTATATTGTCCGTTTTAGCGCCCGGGCGATTGCTCGATTGAACCTCGAATAAAACTATTTTTAAAACTAATTTAAGCCAGCCCCTGCAGGCATTGGCGATCGGATAGCTGGCCCCATAACCATAGGTTCGGCGCCCGGTGTCGCCTCGAGCTCGCGCTTTACGGTTTAGGCATCGCTTAGGGTGCGTCGCGGCGGAGTACCATATACGCGTATTCCTTCCTATGAGGCCGCTCATTAAACGATCGGGCACCGATTAGGCCTAGGGTACCGGGTACGCTACTAGCGGCCTCGAGAGAGCTTCTATCAGATCGAACCGGGCGCCGGGTACGGAATCGCCGGGCATAAAAAAGGCCCCGGGTTAGGGGGCCAAAGGGGAACCGGGAACGCGCCCGGGTACTAGTCGCCGAGCATCTCATAACTCAACCGATCAAGGGCCGTGGTCCGCACTCGCTCGAGGTTCGCCCGGGTGTCATCGCCGTAGTCGACGGGCCACAGCCCGGCGCACTGCTCAAGTACAGCGGCAGACCATGGCCGCGAGCTCTCGAGGGCCGCCAAGGATAGCGAGCGCTTGTGCTTATAGTCAGCCCCGGCGTCACGGATAACGCTCGACACTCCGCGAGGATTTTCGAAGCAATCGACACCCGGTAGATGATCGCCGGTGCTATTGAGATCAACCAGCACCATAGCCGACATCGGGGGCCGGTTCGCCCGGCGACCTCGGGCCGATCTATCCCCCGGCATCACGTACAGAACCAGCGACACGCCCCCGGCTCGAGTAGCTAAGCAAACAGCTGGCCGCCATCCTTGATTAGCCCAATACTCGAAGGTATCGCCAGCCTGCAGCAGTTCTATTTCCCGGGCACCTATCCGCACCCGGTCGCCTGTAATAATTCGAGCGAATCCGGCGGCAAGTTTATCTAGCGTCTTATCAGATATCTTAACTCCATCCGCCTGCAGCGATTCCGCCTCGATACGCTCGCACTCATCGATGAAAACGGGATGCCACAACCCGCGCTCGATTTTATCCCCGGGCGTGAACATCTCACGTGCTGCTAGTCTAAAGTCCAACACTTCGCCCTCGCTCAATTCTCTAAATAAACTCATAACTCACCCCCGGTAACAGTTACCGGGCAATCGGCCGCGGTGCCTTTGTAATCCGGCCAATACCCGCCGGTGACCATGTCGCAATAATGCCGGGCCTCGATTAATTCAGACTCGACATCCGACGCCCCGGCGAAACCTAGGGCGATAATGAGGGCGCCAATTAAGGCGGCCCCCGTTAACAATTCGCGCGCAGTAATTGTATCCATTATGCGGCCCTCGCTGTCATTGTCGCCCATGCTTTCGAGTCGACTATTTTAGAAACCTCGAGCTCGCGTTGGGCGAGAGCTGCAGCGGCATTATCTACCCGGGCACTGTTGCGGATCGTGAAGCGTTCCGAATTGTGGCTCGCGTAAAAAGTAAGGGCCGAATACAGCGCCCACACTGTCGCGCCTCGACTTGCGGCCTCGAGGGCGAATTGTGCAGCGATCGCCTCGCGCTTGCGTTCCGGAATTTTGGAGGCCTCGAGCAAATCCAGTACTTGCGATTGGCCTATCGACTGATCGGCCCATGCTTGATATATCCGGCCCCGGTCGCGGTATTCCGCTAACTGGCCCTCGATAAATGAGCCGAACCGGGCGGGCGTAAAGCCGGTCGTGTGGCGAGCCGTTGCCTTGTTCATCTCACCGATGAAAAGACCGTTGGTGCATATGAGATCATACGCCCCGGCCATAACCCGTATCGCACTATTGCCAGCAAATCCATTAATCACCGAAATTTTGAAATTCAATTCGGTCTCACTTCCGCGCTGTCGTATCTCAGTTTTTAACTCCGGGAACACTAACTCGAACCGGGTAAACGCGCCCCCATAACTGGAGCTCTCAACTAGGCTCACCCCCTTAGATTCCCGGGGCGAGAGTGTCGCTTGTACGGCGTCGCGCAGTACCTCGAAGATCGGGCCATTATTTGCGATCTCAAACTTATTACCCACCACCCCTAGAACTGTTTCGGAATCGTCTTTTCGAATCCCGTAATGCTGCGGAATGATATCGCCGCGGGGAGTGTATACGCGCTCTCGAATTGCCGTAAATCCGGTTACGTCGGACAATTCGGGAAAGCTTGGTAGTCGGTTAAATTGTATGATTTGGTTCATTTTTTAGCCTCATTTACTAGTGATTAAGCCGGGCACCACGCCCGACGAATTAGATATTAGTGTATTACTCGGGCCCCTGTCAAGGGTTTAATTGTTGTCATAAGTACTGAACAAAATTTAGGATTAGGCCCCAGAAAGTCAGAAACCCGATCAAAGCGTAAAAATTTTTCACCCGGGCGCCCTCGCATACTTTGCCCCGTTGCCATGGGCCACCGCGGCTATATTCCGGGCGATAACCGACGACCCGGCGCACAACCCGCAGTCGTTGCAATTAGTACGGCGGCCAGCTTCTGCCGTTGCCGGGCACAAGATCTCACTACCCGGCACGATGTCGGAGACGGATTCCACCACCCGGAAAGTCCGGCGACCGGCGGCCCAATGCACCCGGGCGATTGTTTCAGTATCTGCCGAGATCATACACCGGGCGGCGAGTTTATCGGAGGCGAGCAGATCCCATTGGTGGGAGTACCCGGTATGCCCGGCGGCAT